CTTCTGGAGGGAAAACCGCACTTCAAAAAGCCCGAAAATCGCCCCCTTCTGATACCCTAAAAATATGCCTAATCCAGCGAAACCTCTAGAGCAGAAGCGAAAACTCGGCAATCCCGGCAAGCGTGGACTACCCGATTCAGCCGAACTTATGCCGTTAGAAGGCGGTTACATTGAACCTTTTCGGCCTTTAGAGTTTGCAGGGAAGCAACTTTGGGATTCGGTATTCCAACACGGCGAGCTATGGATCTCACGCCGAACCGATGTCCACCTTTTACTAATGACATGCGAGCAACTCGACCGCCGTGAGCAACTCCGTTCCGAGATAGTCGAGAAAGGTCTTGACCGAACTCTCATAATGAGCTTGAACGAAACCGAGAAACTAATCAGCTCGAATCTCGGTCAGCTAGGTTTCACACCATCCGAAAGAACCCGCTTAGGTTTAGCCGAAGTCAAGCGAGAATCTAAGCTTGAGCAATTGCGGGCGCAGCGTGAACGAAGGTAACTGGCCACCTAGATGGCTGACACCTGTACCCAATGAAGCAATTCAAAACGGAGAAGGTGAGCTAGTCATTCAGTTCGCCGAGCAGTTCGGCGTAATCACTAAGGATTCAGTTGCAGGCCGAAGCGGTGAGCGCATGGTTCTAAGGGAATGGCAGAAAGAACTAATTCGCCATGTCTTTGCACACAATGAAGACGACTGGCTTAGGCATAAGGTTGCCCTTCTTGGCTTACCGAGAAAGAACGGAAAGAGCGCATTAGGTTCTCTGTTCGCTCTCTATCATTTATTCATGGGAGCAGACGGCGGGGAAGTCTATTCAGTAGCCGCTGAGAAAGAGCAAGGTCGGATTGTATTCGGTGACGCTAAAAAGATGGTAGAAGCCAACCCCGAGCTTCTAGAGATGGTCAAGCTCTATCGAGACGCTATCGAAGTCCCCGAGACTGGAAGTGTTTACCGAGTTCTATCAGCCGAGCACAACACTAAAGAAGGTCTTTCACCTACCGCCGTAATCTTTGACGAACTCCACGCACAACCAAGCCGAGAGCTCTTTGATGTTTTCTCTTTGGCTATGGGTGCAAGACGATCAGCGCAGCTTATAGCCATCACAACCGCCGGGGTCAAGATAGACACAACGGGTCAGGAGTCAATCGCCTACACGCTCTACCAGTATGGCCAGAGAGTTACACGGGGAGAAACCGATGATGACACTTTCTTTCAAGCTTGGTATGAAGCTCCGATGGAAGCGGACTATAAGCTATCGGAAACTTGGAAGATTGCTAACCCGGGATTTGGTGACATCAACTCCGAACAAGACTTTGTTTCGGCAGCTAGGCGAACCCCTGAAAATGAATTCAAGACTAAGAGACTGAACAACTTCGTTTCTGCACAATCCGCTTGGCTACCTTCTGGAACTTGGGACAAGCAAGAGACCGAGTTTCAGCTTGACCCTAATCAAGAATATGTTCTTGGGTTTGATGGTTCGTTCTCAGGTGATGCCACGGTAATCGTAGGTTGTACCGTACCGAAAGAAGAAGAGAAGCCAACGGTATTCATGGTCAAGGCTTGGGAGAAAGACGAACAAATTCACGATAGAGATTGGCGGGTCAATATTGCAGAAGTCGAGCAAACACTAATTGACTTTACTCAAGCGAATCCAAAAGTCCGAGAGATAGCATGCGACCCCTATCGTTGGCAGCGCTCGATGGAAGTCTTGCAAGATAGAGGTTTGCCTATTGTTGAGTGGCCTAGCACCTCAGCCCGCCGAATGATTCCAGCATGCGCAAAAATCTATGACGCTGTTGTTGATGGTGAGATGTTCCACGATGGTGATCCGACACTAGCCCGACATATTGATAACGCAGTAATAAAAACCGATAATCTTGGATCAAGAATTGTCAAAGATAAGAGAAGCTCTCAAAGAAGGATTGACGCAGCGGTTGCAGCGGTTTTAGCATTTGACCGTGCAACGGGTAGAATAGAAGAGGAAGTAATTCCACAAGTATTTATTTAGGGCGGTTATGGGAACAATTTTGCAAGTTTTAGGCGCAGCCACAATCACGATTAGTCTAGGTTTGATTTGGCTACCGCTAGGAGTGTTCACGGGCGGGTTCATGATGGTCTTGTTCGGCGTAGCGATTGGAAGAAACCGTGCTTGATAGATTATTTGAAAAGAGAGCCCTTAGCTTTCAAAGCGTATTCGCAAGCGGTGACAATTTTCAGATTGGTTCTAACAGCGGAACAATCGTCAACAATGACACCGCATTTCAGGTCAATGCGCTTTATTCGGCAATCAGCCTAATATCTCAGACCATTTCAAGCTTGCCGGTAGATACATACATTCGCAGAGACGGATCAAGGCGACCATTTCGCCCTAGCCCTGAATGGGTTCAGCAACCGGACGTAGATACAACCAAAGAAGCTTTCTATGGGTCTGTTATTGTTTCGTTACTTTTAGATGGAAACGCTTTCATCAGGGTATTCACTAACACTCAGGGCGAGATTGTGAACATGAATGTTCTAAACCCGACAACCGTCAAAATCAAGCGCAACGGAATCGGCCGAGTAATGTTCGAGATTCAAGGCGAAGATACCCCGCTATCCACTGAGCAGATAGTCCACATCCCTGACGTAGTAAAGCCCGGAAGCATTAGGGGAGTTTCACGCACCGAAGCGCTAAAAGAAAACTTTGGTCTAGCCATTGCCCTTCAAAATTACTCAGCCAAGTTCTTCGGTCAGGGTACTAACACTTCTGGAGTTCTAGAGTTCCCGGGCAACCTAACCGCCGAACAAGCGAAGCAACTTCAAGAAGGTTTCGACTCACGGCATGCAGGTTGGTCAAAGTCTCATAAGACCGCAGTTATTTCAGGCGGTGCAACTTACAAACCGACTTCAATCAACCCTCAAGACTCTCAACTTCTAGAAGCAAGAGATCACGCAGTCGCCGACATCGCTAGAGCGTTCTCAATCCCGCCGCACCTTTTGGGACTGAATCAGGGAATGAGCTATGCAAGCGTTGAACAAAATAACTTGGCATGGGTTACTCACGGACTTCGCCCGATAATCGCCAAACTAGAATCAGGATTCTCTCCACTACTCAACCGAATGCGGGGCGGTGAAAGAGCTTTCTTGAAATGGAATCTCTCGGGATTGCTTAGAGCAGATTACAACTCAAGGATTCAGGGGTACAGTACTGGAATTCAGTCGGGCTTCTATTCAATCAATGACGTTCGCAGGTTGGAAGACTTGCCACCCGTTGAAGATGAAAGCGCCGACACCGTTAGAGTTCCCCTTCAGAATGTCAATGTTGAGAATGCAACCATTAGCTCGCAGTCTCAGAAGGTCAAGATGGCAACTGCATTAGTAACAGTTGGATACGACCCCGCTTCAGTCTTGGCAGCGCTAGACCTTCCAGAAATAGATCACACTGGACTCCCAAGCGTTCAGCTTCAGGGCGTTCAGAATCTTGACCCCGAAGACCCCGAAAGCGTATATCCGGAGGCCGAATGACAATTCATAACGAGCAGATAACGCTAAGCGAGACAAGTGCCACGCTAGTAGTTGAGGCGCACCATATGGAGCAAGAGGTTCATTTTCACAATCTAACCAAGAGCTCTAACGATTACATTCATTTCGGTGACGCAGACATGACTCTAACTAATTCAATTCACATTGACCCGGGCGAAACCGTAACTTACCGAATCCCGCCCGGTAATGAACTCTACGCAATGAGCGACCCTGACGGGTTGGTTCTCGGAATTCTAAGGATGACGCAAGACTGATGCCATATTTCATTACTGACAGACATCCCGATTGCGATAGTTGGGCAATGGTAAAAGAAGATGGAGAGCTAATCTTCTGCCATCCAAATCGAGAAGCGGCAACTAATCAAATGATTGCGGTTTCTTTAGAAGAAGATTTGGAACCCGGTGGAGAATACGAAGGTGATACTTTCAGAGACCTTAGAGCAGCATTACCGGGAGATAGATTTACAACTGAGGCCGAAGCCTTAGACCGAGCGGAAGAACTCGGTTGTGAAGGTACTCACGAAATGGATCAAGATGGCCAAACTATTTACATGCCTTGTTCTACCCATGGGCGTTACGAAGAACTTACAGGTACGGGCGGTTACCGAGCCGAGCACGATCAAGGCGCATCAACTCCCGCACCGGAAGAAGACCAGATTGAGGGAAGCGATACCAACGAACCCGGTTCAGCTTCTGGCGCAGGTGGAGACATTGAACTCAACGAAAGAACCGAGAGAGCTCTTAGAAATAAAGTAGAGCAACACAATGAAGCAATGGAAGAAGAAGACCGACCAGATTGGACACGGGTAA